CTTTTCACCAAGGGGAAGACGAGAAGCTTTATTCATCGAAATAGACAGGTCAAGGGGATCAGACTGTGAAGGAGACACATTGATCATACCCAAAGAAGCACTCTTTGGGATTGCCTCATAATTGATTTGGAGTATAACTTCAAAAGTCGCGGAAGATGAAATTCCAGAAACGACGATAGCAAGATTGCCATAATTGTTATACATGTCTTGGTCACCACCACCATCATTATAAGCTGTAACATCGACATAGTCGAAACAGCCAGGATCAGAAGGGCGGTAACAAGTGCAAATTCCTTTTTGATTAACAGGAATAACACAAGAGCCAAAAGTATTTTTGAGGGAAGTGAAACTATACCAAGGTTGGTTAGATTCAAAAGGGTCATAAAACCCAAGACCAGTTATTTTAGACTCACCTGGTAAATTGGAGGACACCATAATACCAGAGTCATTAAGCGAGGAACTAGAAGACATGAGGGAAAGACCGGCAGAAACAGGACGAATCATTCGGTAATTCTCTTCGATTGCTGGCCAAGCAGGGATGTTACCATCACCTACACCAGAATCAAAAGCTGTCCAGGTCAGGACATCACCGGATTTAGCAGTGACTTCAAAAACAGAGGCATTCGGTTGAAGACCAACACAGGCAATGCCAGCAAAGAAGCCAGAGCCATCTAAAACAGGAGTGACTGTTAGACGGGTGATTGTTGAAAAAGTCGCAGAAGGATATGTACACATATCAGGGATCTTAGCACCACTGTACGAAAAAGGGTCACGTAGGGTACGAAAGTAGTCAGATTCTTTTGAGTGTTCTTTCATAAAATCCACACTGTAGGAAGCAGCAGTAGGATTGTTTCGACGCAAGGGCATACCCTGGTGGCGGCGGCCACGAGGTTGCTGGACTATGCGATTAGAACGGCGGGGACGATTATTGTTATTTTTATTAACCTTCTTTTGCAGGTTACGAATTTGTTTTTCCATTTGAGGAGCGGACGCAGAAGTAGTATTCGACATGTCGAAGAAATTTTATTTCAAAACCCTCCACTATTCTGCACCGGAATACCATTTTCTAATTAATTGATCAGTAGGAACATAGTCAATATGAACTTTGAGCTCACGCAATTCCTTGGCGGTGCCAGAAGGCTTTATACCGTCACGGACGTAAGAATCAATTATTTGACGTAGTAAGTATGCTTTGGGATGATAAAAACAATTAATATAAATGGCAATCACACGAAGTAAGGAAAAACCTTTCGGGATCTCATTTCGGCCAGGCCAAGTAAGGGAATCAAGACTCTTTTCGAAGTCACCTACAGGCACAAAAGTATCATGCAATTTATGGAACTTTGAGCCTAAGAACGTTACACCTTCAAGAGTGGTGTGGTACTCAGCATCTTTATAATCCCACCCAAATTTTTTGTACCAGGAGGTCAGTCTTTCGACAGTCCAAACACTAGCGACATTAGGGTGGATAAAATGACAGTTATCATCATTATATATATTAAGAACAACTTGCTTTGCAAACTGAGAAAGCGAAGAAGAGATATCAACACAATATATGTACGCCCAAAACCAGGCGTGACACAAAGAATCATCATTTGAAGTGTTAATATCCCCGGAATCCATTCCATGAAATTTTAAAAGGACAAAGCCGTCAGGCATGAGAATGTATGAGACAGTACAAGTCTTATACATATTAATCATACGCATCACAAAATCTTTAGATTTTTCTTTGGCCATACGCAAACGAAAGCGAAGGGCGCA